TGTTTTGAATTATTAAATCTCCAACATTAGCATTATAAATATATGAGTTAGAGCCATTGTGATACATAGCCAAATCTCCACTTGCACCAATCTTTAATACTTGCCCATCGTTAGGTAATAAAACACTACCTACTGCACTTGCATCTATTTGAATTGCGTTAATATTGCTACCACCATCATTAATAGATAAAAACATATCTGTATCAGCAGCAACATTTCTTATTTGTAAAGTTCCAGTATTGTTATTAAAGACTGAGTTCGTGCCATTGTGTGAAAGAGCAATATCATTACCAGCACCAATGTATAAAACTTGATTGTCATTTGGTAGTTTGACTGAACCTACATCACTTGCATCTATTTGTATAGCAGTAATATCGTTGCCACCACCATCATCTACAAGGAAATGCACATCTCCATCAGTAGTATGATTTTGGAAATATAAATCTCCAGTATAGTTTTGAATATAAGAGTTGGTTGCATTGTGTGATAATTGTAAATCTTTTCCTGTTCCTACACTTAATCTTACATTATCAAACACTTGGACATAATCTGTTCCACTTTCTTCAAGTCGTAACATATTAGTTCCACCAACATAAATGTCTAATACATCATTAGAACTTTCAACAAGATAAGTATGACTACCACCATCTAAGTAAAGTGCTTTAGTAGCTGGTAAATTTACTCCTGCATCAGTAGTTTCAAATCTTAATCCATTGTTGTAATAAAGTTTTGCACCAGCATTTGCAGTAAGCTTTAAAGCATCTTCAAATAAATTGCCACTTGGATTATGATGTCTAATAGTTAAAGAATTGCTATTAGCTAAAGTAAAAACATCTATAATTTTGTTACCATTACCTGTAAAATCTAATTCACTTGCTAAAGCTAACACTCCATTAGCGTAAAGAGTAGAAGATACAGACAATGTGCTATCTAATTGTACTGCTCCAGTAAATCTACCAGTTCCATTAACATCTAAAGTATAACTTGGTGAAGCATCTAAAATACCTACTCTTGAATTTGCAGCATCTGTTCTAAATAATGAATTTGCACTTGAATCTTTTATGTTTACATCTACATCATTACCAGGATTATTAATAATTAAAAATCCGTCTTGTAGTAAAATTTGAGATACATTATTTCTAACTACATTAAAATTATGGTCTGTACTTGTTCCGATTTTACCACTACTATCTCCAGATTGTATTATTGTTGTAGTAGTATTTGTAGTATCTGTTACTTTAAAAAATGGTGTAGAAGCATCAGTAAAATTTATATCTCCAGTAAAAGCAGGACTTGCTATAGTTTTGTTAGTTAGTGTTTGAGAGCCAGTAAGTGTAGCTACTGTTGAATCTATATTCAAAGTTACTGTACCAGATGTACCACCACCAGATAAACCAGTACCTGCAGTTACACCATCAATATCTCCAGTAGCTCCTCCACCTGATGAACCAACTTCAACCATAGCATTACCATCACGTATGTATAGTTTATCATTGGTATAGTCGTATGCTAATTCATATTGAGCAAAATCACTGTAAGAAGGTGTACCAGACCCACGTCTGACTAATATAGTATTGTCAACTGCCATTTAATTCCTTTATTAGTATGTGCCGCCATCAATAGTAGCACCAGTTACTGAACTTGCAGTAAGTGCTCCCATCTTCAATGCAGCTAATGTTCCAGAAAATACTTCACTACTATTTGTAGCGTCAGTCATTAATGTAAATTTTCCTTCTGAATCATCCCAACCCATAAATCCAACTTTTGCACTTCCAGAATAATATCTAAACTCTACACCTCTATCTTTGTTATCATCACTACCTGGTGCTGTATCTCCACCAAGTGTCATAATAGGGTCATCTAGTGTTGTAGTTGTTGAATTTACTGTAGTAGTAGTACCATTTACAGTTAAGTTTCCACCTACTGTTAATGTTCCACCAGTTGAAATGTTCCCTGGTAATGTTAAATTGTGTGCTAACTTAGCAGCTGTAATAGAATCGTTTACTACTTGAGCTGTATCTACTGCATCATCAGCTAGCTTTGCATTTGTTACAGCATCTGCTGCAATTTTAGCAGTTGTTACTGCAGCTGAATCAATCTTAGCTGCTGTTACAGAACTACTTGCTAGTTCAGCAGCAACAATACCACTGTCTTTAATAGTAACAAAACCATTTCCTGTTACTGCAAAATTATCACTACTAAATTGCGCCTTACCCTTTGTTCCTGAATCACTTGATGCAGCTGTTGCTATAGGTACTGCTGCTAATATAGTAGATTGAAAATCTGTTACATCAGCACTATTACCACTTGTTTTTGAACCTACATATAGTTTTGCACCAGAGCCGTTATTGTTATTAACAGCCAATTCACCAAACGCTAAACTTGTTGGTGCACTTGTACTATTGTAAGCATTTTTCTTAATTGTTATTGTATTAGCCATTAATATGCTCCTCCATTTATATCCTCATTTTGTAAAAGAACATCTGCGTCTTTTACACTAATTGTTGTTTGTCCTTCACTAGTACTTGTTTCAATACCAGTGCCTGCAACTATATCTGCAGAAAAATTATCAGCACTAGTAATGTTAACATTCTGTGTACCATTATCAGTTTTAAATTTATTATTTTCATAGAATACTAATTTAGTATATACATCTTTAATTCTATTTGGTTTTGATAAGCTACCACCCATTATGCATTTACTCCTTTATCGTCATAAGTTACACTACTTAAACTAGATTTATCTGTATATGTTACATTTTTTAATGTTGGTTTATCAACATATGTAACATTATTTAAAGAAGGTTTATCTGTGTATATATCTGGTTGCAATGTACTTTTATCAGTAAAACTAGTATTAAATAATGATTCTTTATCTGTAAACAAAGACTCTATATCATCGTTAAATGAATCATTAATATTTAATTGTCCATTCACATCATTAAAGTATTGCAAACCAAACTCTCCATCTCTCCAATTATCAGCCATTAATAACTCGATTGCGTAACGTGTCTCATTCCAGATACACGCCCTCTGTTAGCATACATCTTACCTTCTTTTATTCCTTTTTCAAATTTTCTTTCAAAATATGGTGCCATTTGTATCATTTCTGGTTTGTACTCATATCCTCTTTGTATAACTCTATCTACTAAATACTGATGAAATTGTACAGGCAACTCACTTGTTTCATTCATTGCACTTGCTACTTTATCTAGCGTATTAAAGTGGTCTGCTTTTTTATAATAAAACAATGTTACAGTTTGTGCAGAAGCTAAACTAGTAAACCTATCTGCTTCACTAGCTAATGGGTCATACAATGCTAACCCTATTGAATCTCTTTCAATCCAATATACATTTTCTTTTACTGAACGATTATATACTCTTGAATAATTATTAGACATTATCTAAATCCCTATATTTTGGTCTACCTTGTAGACGTTTAATTGTTTTTGCATTACCATCTTCATCTGTTAAATCAACTGACTTAACTTCTAATATTGAATCTTTTAATCCATAATAACGTTGATTTGCTATTGTAGTAAACTGAGTAGCTTCTTCTAACAATAATGTTCTAGAACTAAACTCGTCTTGTGCATCATTTAACATAATAATAATTTCATTAGTACTAAGTTCTGGATGATGTTTTTTAACTTGGTCTATCATCTGCTGCAACTTCACGCTGTACCTCCCTTACTGGTATATATGGTTGTAAAAATTGTGCTAAATCTCCAGATACTATTGCATACTGGTCTTTTAACCAATTATAATCTTGTGTTACTTCTTGTAAACTTAATGTATAGTCTTGTATAGCTTCATTAACTTCTGCTTGATATTTACCTATATCCGCATTGTATTTAGCTAAATTAGCTTCATTGTCAGCCATAATTGATTGCATTGATTGTATTGCATTCTGTATAAGTCTTTGTGATTTTTCTGCTTGATTTCTAGTACTTATATCTGTTGCAAGTTGTGCAGTAGCTTGTGCTGCAGCTAAATCATTCTGTGCATCTGCAATATTTGCTTGTAAATCTCTTTGTGCTTTATCAAGCTTTGATTGTATCTCTACTTGGTAATTTGAATTTTGTCCATTAAACTCGTTTAATTCATCTTGTATTTGAGCACTAAAACTTGATAATTCAGTAGTTCTAAGTAATTCAGCTTTTTGTATTTCTCTTTGTACATTAGTTGAATGTTCAGTTACTTTTTGATTTATTAACGCTTGATATTTATTTAACTCAGAATTAAATCCTGCTATCTTTGATTCGTTATCTGCAGATATTGCTTGCATAGTTTGAATAGCATTTTGTATTAATCGTTGAGACTTTTCTGATACATTTCTACTTTGTCTGTCTTGTGCTAACTGTGCATCGTTTTGAGCTTCTGCTAAATCGTTTTGTGCTATTGCTATATTAGCTTGTAAATCACGTTGAACTTTATCTAAAGCAGATTGATTATCGCCTCTAAATTTTTCAACATTAGAATTAAATGTTACGCTATTATTTTGTACATCAGCTTGATAGTCTTGTAATTGTTGTTGTGCTTTTGCTAATGCTACGTTTGCTAACTCTACATCTTCTCCTGTAAGTAATGCGTCAACACCAATAGTTGCTGTCGTATAATTTACAGTAGATGAAGGTGCACTGTACGAAGGTGCACTACCGATATTAGCAGCACCTGGCGATGTAACTCCTGTGCTAAAACTAGTTGTAACTGCTCCTATTGTTCCTACATCATCATTTCCTGGTCCAGAATAACTTACTGCATTAATACCAGTAGCACTAGGTGGATTAATACCACTAAAACTTAATGCACTTACAGTGCTACTAGGGTCAAATCCAGTTAAATTATAATTTGCTAATTTATTATATGCAGGAGGACTACCTAAATTAATAACTGCAGATGCTGATACTGCTTCACTATTAGAAACTGATGAAGCACTTGCTGTTCCTACATCGCTATTACCTGGTCCTGAATAAGTTACATCTGCAATAATTCCAGACCCCGAAGGAGGATTAATACTATTTAATCCTGTACTTAACGCTACTAGTGTAGCATTTTTTAGATTTAAAAACTTTCTTAAAATTTGTTGTGAAGCATATAAAACTACACCTCTGTTAAGTTCAGTTGGAAAATTAGATATAGAAGTTTCTCCTACTGCTACAGATGTATCTGGAGTTATATGTTTTACTAAAGCACTTTGTCCATTAGCAGGAGTTGGTATTACATTTAATGTTGCATTACTTATATACCATTTTGGGTCAAACTTGCTAGTATAATAAATACTATTTGTATCTGTATAGTCTCCTGCTTTTTCAGAAGGAACTTGTACAGCTTCTCTATCACGAGAACCATCGTTTCTAGTAACGCTAACAATTTTTAATGCACTAGAAGTATCCATAGTTGTAGGTGAATTATTAAGAGTAGTGCTGCTAGTTAGTTTATCAGCCATATCTTCATTGTTCATTACATACTTAGTAATAAACTTTACACCTTCTACTAAATAACCATTAGCTTGTGTAGTGTAAGAACTAATACTTCCTGTTATTGCTTCTATATCTGTTTGAAAACTCATTTACTTTCCTTTTATTTAAAACGGGTCATCTATATCTATTTTATTTTTTAACTTTCTTGCAGCTTTCATAATATCTCTAACTCTACTTTTCTTAGGAGGAGCTTGATACGCACCTCCTGTGCCATAACCATATTCATTTGGATTAATGTCTGGCATCATATCAGCATCTGTAATTCCTTTTTGATTAGCTCTTGTTTTACCTATTTGTTTATCGATAGGCCCTTTTGTCATGTTATCAGTACTATTCCTAGAATTTCTTGCTGTTTTAATTTTTTTAGCAAGCTTTTTACCGCCTTTAACTGCTGCTTTTACTCCTAATCTTACTAATGGATTTGCCATTGTTTTCTCCTTTTAATTTAAAATTCTTTGGGGGAGTATATTGCAACTCCCCCGTATTCAACTATTAGCTAAATTTCAAAATAGCGTGTGTTTCTGGAAGTTGAATTTCAAGACCTGCTTCTGTAAGAATCATGTCCTTTCTTCCGTCTACATCGTTGTTTTGGATGTTAGTTAATATTTGAGTATCTCTAGACTCACCGTTACCTGCTAATGGTCTGTAGCTTACATTATTTAAGTCTACAACGATAGCATGGTTAGCCCATGGACCTCTTAATAGTGGTTCCATAACAAAGTTAAGAGTACCGTATAAGGTATCTACTTGTGTTACATTAACACCATTAAATAGTGATTGTCCCTTGTCTAAAGAAACACCATATGGTGCAGATGTTGGTACGCCTGTAGCAGATGTTCCAACTCCTGATGCCATAGTATTTCCTAAGAAAGAACTACCACCTAATTTGTTAAGCCAGTTCATGATAGAACGTGAAGCAAGTACCATTTTACTGCCACCTGCACCAGATTCTGCATCAAAAATATCTGACATAGCATCTACGAAGTCATCATACCCTGATGAAGCGTAAGTAAAGGTTTTAACCTTTCCGTATACTTCAGTGTAAGGTAAGATACCCCATGTTTTTCTTTGTTGTGCTGTTGAAGTTTCATTTACTTCACCATAACCGAATAATAAAGCATTCTCAATGTCCATCTTATGTTCCATAAGTTTCTCTTGATATACTCTCATGTATTCGTTAGCGTCACCTCTGTAGCGTGTAGCTAAAGAAGTTCCTGAGAATAGAGGTACTGCAGTTTTAAAAATCTGACAGTATCCTTCTCTTGAGTAGAACTCATCTCTCCAACCTTCAGGTGCTGTATCACCTTCTGCCCATGCAGAACCAATTACTTGGCCAGGTTTGTTATCAGCGTGTACGATTTTGTCTCCACTAGCTAGTGTTGTAACGTCTAAAGCGCCGTTTTCAACACCAAGTTCGATAGCTTTAACAAATTCAGCTGATAGACCTGTGTCTGCTGAGTTTTGAGTTGAGTCTGTTACTCTATAATACACTATAAGGTTTTTATCAGAACCTGCTCCAGCTGCAGCGTCTAACAATCCTTCGATTGCAATCATCTGTCCTGCTGTAATAAATTCTGCCTTATAGGGTCCTCCCGCTTTTCTTCCATAAATATCATAGTCAACATCGATTTGGTCGTCTGCTTTAACTAAGTTAAAGGTAGCTTGTGTAGGACTTCCGCCTGCAGCGTGCTCAATTAAGCCGTCTACAAAGAAGTTTCTACGTTGCCATTGATGTCTTTTTTCTAAGAATTTAAATACAGGGTCATCTGTAGGTTTCTTAGCAATTTTAGATAAATATGCGAAGAAAGGCGAAGCAGCTGGATTTAATTCCGCTACTCTTTCACCGAAATTGAATACTCGTCTATTATCATTGATAGAAACACCTTGAGGTGCTACACCAATGCTAGGACTAAATACTCCGTTTGCGTCTTGTGCCATTTTGCCTTCTCCTTAAATTAGAATGGATTACGCTTATTGAAATTTCCAATCATCGCATCCATCATTTTATCTTCTACGTCTTTAGTTGGCGACTGGTCACTAGCTCCTGGTTGTACTCCGATAGGTTTCGGTATACTTAGCTTTTCATTACGTTGATTCATCACTGCAGCTTTCTGTTGAGCTTGTGGGGTTATCTGTGTAACCTGATTTGAACCATTGTTCATTTTCAACTGGTGAAGTTGCACCAAATTATCTAACGATAATGAATCTGGTGATGACATTTGTGCAACAAAATCATTAGCTTGCTCAGGAGTATAGTTGTACTTAGACTGTAAGTCTCTTAACACCTTTTGGTCCCTTGCAACTGCTTCTTGTTCTTGTTGTGCTTTTGTCATCGTTTGTAGAACTTGCTCATTTGAATTTGCTACATAATCTGACATAGCTTCCAAATAAGATTCTTGCTTTGCTAAGTACTTCGCTGATGCACTATCAGGGTCAGTCAAAGCTTCAGAACGGTCAAAGTCAGTTGGTCTTGAAGGTTTAACAGGTTTTTCTAACGCTGTTTCCTTTTCAACTTCAGGAGCAGTTGCAGGTTGTCCCACTTTTGACATAACATCTGCCATTTGTGTTTTCAACATATCTACTTCTGCTTGCCTTTTATCAGCTTGACTTTGCCAATATTGAAATTGGCCTGGGTCGTTCTTTGGTTCCTCCGCAGTCTGAATATCAGGAGTTTCATTTTCTACTACTTCTTGGCTGTCAGGTGCTACCTGTTCTTGAGCTTGTCCAAATATTTCGTTGAAAATGTCTTCTGAAGCAGTTGTTGGCTCAGTCGTTATGCCTTCCACTGCTTGTCCATCTACGTTGTCCATTGTATTTTCTTCCATTTTTATCTCCTCGTTAACTCTCTTCTTCGGTCATAGGTTCAAAGACATCAACGTCTTCTACATCTTCTTGACTAATTTCAGAGTTCATTAACTGTTGTTTTGCATCGTTCAACCTTGCTTTATATAGCGTAGTTGCCATATCAGCTCTGTTAGATACTTTATCTAACTCTCCACTGAATTTTTCTACTTCTAGTCGTTTCTTAGCGTGTACTGCTTCTCTATCAGAAGTTTGTAAATCGCCTTTGACTTTCTTTAATTCTTCTGCCATAGCTTGCATTTGTTGTTGCATTTGTTTCATTTGTCCACTTCTTTCCAATACACCATCTAAATCTACAAGTTCTGACTTCTTTAATACTTCTGTTTGGTCTATTAATCCCATCTTATACATTTCCATATAAGTATTTAATAGTGCCATTCTATTTGTAGGTAATGTAGAACCTGATACAACTTGTATATCATACTTACCTACTCCAATATCATGAAATCTTTCTACTTCTCCATTTTCCATTTCTTTATAAAAATTAAATTTTTCTTCTTTTTCTGTTCCGTTAGGTTGTAAAAGTCTAATTACTTTTTCTTCTGTATATAATTGCTGCATTAATGGTATAGCTACTTTACCTACTTGATTCAACATACCTTCTATGTCATCTCTTCTTGATTTAATTCTACGCTGACCAAATTCGTCTACAACCAATGTTCCTCTGTATGTTGACGGTGCACTTTTACCACTACCTTGCATAAGTTCAAAAATACCAAAGCCGTATTCTAAGTCATACTTAGCATCAGCTTCATTTTTATACAACTCATTTGGTAAAGGGACTGGGCCAGCTACAATCGGTGCACCTAACTCTGCATCAAACTCAATAACACTAGTACCTGCTTTGCTCCATTCTTGTTCTATTTGATTTAAATCAGCAGAACCTCTAGGTATAAGAAGTTTAACATTTGTACTTGTGCTTGCGTGTGCAATAATTAATGAACGTATTTTATTTATATATTCTTGTAAAGGTCTATATAATCTAACATCAGATTCTGGAAATGGATTTCTATGATGTACGTTCATTAAAGGAATAATAGGATAATCTTCTGTTGGTAATAAACGTTCATATAATTTTTTATCACCAACGCTTACAACTACTTTAACTCTACATTCTTCTATTTGATTAGAAACAATGTCGCCCATGCCAATTAATTCTTCTACAGTCATAGGAATTAAAATTGTAGTAGAACCAGGTATTGAGTTTTCATCTTCTTCACCTGGAACTCTAATAGGTTCTTGTTGTATAGGTCTGCCCATTTCATCAAATTCAGGGTCAGGTAGTTCATAGTGGAACATCATACCTGTATCTTCTATAATTTCAAACATTTCTTTTACAGACTCTTCTTCAAATAAAATAATTTCTTCACCTTTAATTGTTTTTACTTTCATATAGTATTTCATTAAATATGCTTTGTATTCTTTTTCGTCTAACAAATGTTCTTGCTGTGAAAAAGGTTCATAACAATTATAGTAAGAATGCATTTCTTTTGAGTAGCGTTCTATGTATTGTCTTCTATTATGTACAGTTTCTGTTCCATCTGTAGTAAATAACTGTCCTTCTGTAGCTGCTAAATCAGTAACAGGATAATCATCGGATTCGTCTGGATGCATAGAAGACTGCTCAATAATATCAGTAAACTCAGGATAAACCTGCATAGCTTGTTCGTCTGTCATATAAGTAGTTACTAATATATTGGCTGCATCTTTTGCGTAAGCATCTTTAGCATTTGGGTCTATATATACATCTAATGGATTTATGGATTTGATATATACTTCACCTTTTCCCATATCGGCATCAGGGTCTTGATAAACCTGAAGAACTCCCATACCACCAACATAGTAATCGTCAATAGCTTTTTTAAGTTCTTCGTCTCCTGCTGATATTTGCCATATATACTGGAATAAGTCAGAAAAAACTTTAGCAGTTTCTCTATCTGAATCTTCTCTACCAGTACTACGGAATTGTGGTGAGTTATATGTTAGAAGAGATTTAGCAGTTTCTACAATAGGATGTATTCTGTTTACAACAATAGGAGCTTGTCCTCGTGCTTCTAAAACATCACGTTCTTCATTGCTCCATTGTGCACCAGCTCTAAATTCTACAGATTCTTGAAATTTTTGTGCCCATAACTCTCTAGCACTTTTATAATCGTGAAATAATTCTCTTGTTAACTGGACTTCATCGTCAATCTCTACTTGATTAACATCACCAGTTTGATAATCAAAAACAAAACCTAAGTCATCTTTTCCTTGAGTCCTTGTGCTTTGTACTCGTTTTTGTATTTTTTTTGGCATCTATCTGTATATATCCCTTTGGTACTTCTACTTTATCTAAACTATCTATTTTAGAAATAAGTTCTTTAAATGTTAAAAAGTACTTGTTTTTATCCATAAACGTATTAGGACAAAATTACGGGATTTTTCAGATATGTGTCAAGGATTATTTATAATATCTTCCAAGACTTACTTTTTCTAGTAAACCATGTGCGTTCTTCTTTCTTTTGCTCTGCATCATGCACAGGTTTATAGCAATTTTTGTTTGCATAGAAAAAACCATCTAACAAGTCATCGTGCTTTCCTCTAGGGTATAACGTACATTCATCTATAAATGCTTGCATATTTTTTTGTATATGTACTTTACCATTAGCAAACAATGGTTGCAAACTTTCTAATCTATAAGATTTGCTAGTCCTTGGATTCTCTTTTATTTCAAGACCAGGTATAAACATACCTAATTCTTCTGCTTGTTCTTTAATATATTGTCTAAGCATTTCCTGATACCCAACCGATTCAATACGAGTTTTAGAACTTCTGTAAGTTCTGAAGTTATTAATAATCGAATCTGCCAAATCCAACGGCGTTGCTCTTTTACGAAAATAAGGCAACACATACCGATTATTATCCCCATCGACAGCAATATTAAATATGACACTAAAATCAGCTCCTTTCTTTGTACTAGATGCAGGGTCGACTCCTGTAAACACATTTACAGGTCTCCTCTCATCTACTTCCTCACCATTTAGGTTCGTCAGGATGAGAGTTGACAACCCTTGCTCATCTCGTTCAACGTATCCTTCGTAGTACTTTAAATCATCTTTTCTAAATAAATTATCTTCATCGCCTACAATCTGACATAAATACTCTCTATAAAATACCGATAAACGATTAATACTTTCTAATTCTTCTTTCTTTTGTTTTAATTTTTCTACTGGCCATACTTCTTTCCATAGTGTATAGTCTTCTTCAAGCATTGGTCTATACTCTAACGTATTCCAACCTTTCATATCTTTTAATGTCTCCACCATACACCGTTCGTGCTGCGGAGTACCAATAACACATATTCTACCAGATAACGGGTCCAAGGATGGAACACCAGATTGCAAGAGCCAACGTAAATTATATTCCATAGCTTCTGAAGTCTTTGTGTTATTTTCATCTTCTGGGTCATCCAATATAAGAAGTGTTGGTCTTTGATTACCATGTTTTATTCCCCTTATTTGCTGTCCTGTACCTTTACATACTATTAAACTTCCATCTTTTAATTCTATTTCTGTATTGGTCCATTTTCTAGCAGACTGCATTCCCCAATACCCAAAAAAATATCTAAACTCTTTTGAATAATCTAAAACATCCTTAATAGTACCAAGTAACTTCGTTGCATGAGATTGTGTTCTTGATACTAAAACAATAACTTTAACACCAGGGGTAAACATTAAATGAAACAATGGCCATATCCCAGCTACTACAGAACTTTTAGCATGACCCCTCGGTGCGATAATATTTATTTGTTTGTCATCTTCATTTAATAAATGTTTAGTTAAATCGTAATGAAACGGCGGTGATTCACTGCTAAACATATTAGGCATAACCATACGCCCAAATAACAGCATATCTTGCTGCATTTCTAATAATATCTTATCTTTATCCATTAATCTTCTATAGTAATGGAAACTTTAAAATCTTGTGCAACCTCAAGCAATACTGCTATTAGTTCAGTCAGATTTGGTGTCTTCCCCGATATTGTTATTGTTTTCTTCATCTATTTGCCTAGTTTGTGTAGCTTTTAATTTTTTAGTTTGTTTTTCATAACTATCTGCAATTTGATGTGACATATCCATTTCTAAAGATTCAGTAACCTGTTTTGTTTTAGGTTTCATATCTAAAAACTCTGACAGCTCTTTAGCTGCACGTATCATATTACCAGAGTCTTCTTTTACTTTAGCTACTTCAATAGCATCTTTAATTACATCAAGTACAAATCCTTCGTCAATATTCTTATCAATTAAAATGTCCTTCAGTTTATCCTGTATCATTTTCTTTACCTGTTTCGTTTTAAATAATCTTTTTGCAGCAATAACGGGATTATCTTGGTCAGGTCTGTATAATCTACCTATTTTCTCCCAATCTGGCGATAATCCTGCCATTTTGTACGCTATATACGCATCCATAGCTATATCTGCACCTTTTTTCTGTACCTCTAAGTCGTTATAGCTCTTAGTAGACACAGTACTAAAGTTATTAGACTTCCAATGCGGTTCAAACTCTAGTTTACCCCACGCAGTTAGCCATTGTCTTCCATATGGGTAGGTATATTCCACTTTTTCTCCATATACCTTGCGATATACACACTCAGCAACATACCCATCGTCTGATATCCCATACTCACCTTCTTTTGCTTCTCCCCAATGTTTCCATTTTAAGCCCTCACCCTTAGCTTCTGCCTTAGTATACACCCTAAACGTTTGAGGTTGGAAGTTATTTCTCTTTAACTTCTTTGTTATCGTTATCATTAGTCTCGTATTTTTTTTCTAAAAATTTTTGGAAGGGTTCGGTTTCTTCTTTAAAGTCTATATACTCTTGTAATAGCTTATCTATGTTGAATACTAGCATTTGTTGCTGTTGAATGGTTTTATCCA